AGTTGCAGAAGGCTCTTTAAATGGCAACATCATAAATGAATCTTTTAAGTTACCACCTGGAGCATCTACATCTCTAAATTCGCCGGGTTGAATAGATTGTGCGTCGTCTCTAATTCTAATACCACGCATTTTAAATCCTGCCGGTAAGTTGGAGAGCGTACCGGCATCCAATAATTGACGTAAAGCTGCAGTTGCAGTTCTAGACAGACCACCAATCATATGGATGAGACCGAAGCCATAAAAACCTAGTCCCGGTAAAAATTTAAAATGGACAAAGTAATCTATTTTATTTTTCTTCGGGTCTCCAATTTCATAATTTCTTTTAATAGATAAAACATTTCTTGATGCTTCTTCAACGGTTACAATGTAAGGAATTTTAATTCCAGAAGGCTCACCTGATTCATCTTGATCTTCAAATCCTTCTAGGTCTAAATTAATATGACACTCTAACAAAGTATAAACATCATCGTCTTGAGTTTTTCTTTGTCCTTCGAGTTCTCTTTCTTTTTTCTCTACATCGTTTTCAACATTTCGCGGTTGGCCTAACTCTATATCTCTATAAAAGCCAGCGACTTGTTGTTTTCTTAATTCGTTTTTAGAAACCTTTACTCGATGGATGATTGCTTCCGCATCTTCTAATGAGGTAGCTGTATACGGAACAATCAAATCATCTGCGGGTACAAACTTTGATGTGGGAGCGCTTTCGAGTTCATCGTAATAAACTTTTTTAAAAGCTGATCCTGCTAAAGGTAAATAAAATAGCATTTGATCAAAGTCTGGCTCGTAATCTTTCATTTTTTCCATAAGCTCATAATTCATAAAATCTTTTACACGTTGAGCTTGCTGAGCTTTTTCAGGGGTAGGTGCACCGATGACCTGTGTTCTAACCGGTCCATCTGCTGGTAATAATTCTTTATATGCTAATGCTTGAAACTGCGTAACCGCTTCTGCTAATACTGGGTGAGTTGCACCTGAAGCTCCTTGGAAAGGTTCCGTTCTCATATCGTATTTGAAACCTAATAAATCTAAACCTGTAGTATAAGTTCTCTCCCATTCTTTTCTCCCCATTTGATAGTCCATGTATTTTTGGGAAAGATCTGATCCCATTTTTTGTAACACATCGTCTGGTAAAAATTCTGCTAAGTTGGCGTAATGTTCATCGCCACCTTCTGGAGAAACTGCGTTAGGATCAAAATTAATTTCAACTGATCCATCTTCATTTTCTGTTGTCTCTATGGGCCCTGGTGCCTGTTGCTCTTCTACTGCAACTTCCTCAAATTTTTCTTTGATCTCTTCATCACCCGGAACTGTAACGGTGCCCCTAGGTCCTTGTGTTAAGGACTTGTCTATTTTGTCTGCCATTTCTTTTCTCCAATTTAACTGTTTTAACAGTATTATAATTAATTTTCAACCCCTGAGGCGTGGGTCCTGATTCAGGCGCCAGGAGCCAGGTCTTAGGGTATTTTGATGTCTTTGATTTGGTTTGCATAAGGTCCATATGTTGGTTTATTTTCTGTAACTACTTCTTCATTTATTACTTCTTCATTTTCATCTTTTTTGAAGGGATTAAGTAATGGAGTACTGGCCCAGTCGTTTCTGTCTTTTTCTTTATAATCCGACCACCACTGTGCAATGTCAGGCCCTGCATGATAACCAACTGTTAGTTCATCGGGATCAGTTAAGCCTCTCTTTTTGGTTTCAGCAGCATCAACAGCTCCCCATGTAGCTCCTACAAGGGGTACTTGTTTCACTGCGGTTCTACCCATTTTTTTTAAAAAGTTTTTAATCATAGGAGCACTTATTGTTTTCTTAATATTCAAATCTCCTTTTGTTAGATTGTTAATCAGCGCCGTTCTATAGGCCGTACCTCGAGCTTGAAGTTCTAAGGGATCTAGTTTACCTGTTGTATGCAGTTGATAAATATCAGGGGTTGTATTTGTAATTTTTTTTCCTGTCTCAGCCGTAAAATCAAAGTTAACATTTCTAGCCATTCCTCCATCACCAATATCTGTCAACTGGTTTATAAAATCCCTTCGTAGTTTTACTTCTGCTTCAATTGCTTTTTTCCGTGCAAGTGTTGGTGGCTTTGTCTTCGATTCATATTCAATTATTAAATTTCTGATAGGGATTTCAAAATTCTTTGCTTTAAAATTATTTATATCACCTTTAACTAAGCTATCAATTTGAAATAAGCCCTTACCGTAATTATAAAACCAAGGGTGTTCAGCTTGTCCACCTACTTTAGTAATTATTCCTTTAGATCCAAAAAGGTCCTTAGCTGCTTTTCTATATTTTTTTGCCATTTGCATATTTCCCGCATCTTCGAAGGAATCAGCTGCTGCCAAAATTCTACTAAAGTTTCCAGATAAATTATTCTTATAAACTTTTTTCAACCATGGTGATCTCTCTCCTATCTCAACTCCTTCAACTATTCTAAATCTACCCTCGCCATATATTTTATGGGGGTATAACTGGAGAGCTCGATTTTCAAAACTTGTTTCTAACCAATAAGGTCGGGTTTTAAATTTTTGATTAAATCTTTTTTTTACTTGTTCAACGGATAAGTTAGGCTCGTTAATATTTAAATCATTTAAAAATCTTAATTCATCATCGACCTGTAACCTCAATTCAGTAACATTTTTCACAGGTTTCCAATTCTTTAAATTTTTCGTTGTATGTTTATCCAAAGTGGATCTATTAAAACCCTCAACTTCATACTTACCCTTCGTCCACTCTTTAAAGGTTTTGTTTATTTCGCTAAATGCATTTTCAGGAATTTTTCCTTTAAATTCTTGAAGTATTGGATTGAATTTAGCTTCACCAGTAAACTGACCATGTTTTGCAAAATCGTCCATAAATGCCTTAACAATCATTTCTTTTCTATACGCATCTTTCGTCAAATAGTTTCCATCTTTTATTGCTTGTTTAAAAACCTTTTTTAAGCCTTCAATCTGAACTTTATCCTTATCCAAACTTTCAACAACTTTTGCAAATACACTGTTGGGCGTTGTATTATAATCAACTATCGCTAAAGGTAATTTAAATACTCTAAGTCCATTTTTTAGTTCAGAATTTGCTTTTAAAATTTGATTTACTTTAGTTTTAGTAAGTTTAGCTTTAGAAGCTTTTTTTAATTGTTTTTCACTCACCCCCTGACCTTTTCTCCAGGTTTTAGCTTTAGGAGTTTGCTCTTTGATCCAAGTTTTAAATTCTTCGGTCAATAAAGAATATCTTTTTCCTGGTGGACCAACTTTTCTATATTTTTTTCCAGTGAAACCTAATTCTCTTAATTTTTCTACGGACATGTCTGCAAATGTACTGTAAGTATCTTTTTTCACTTTCTTTCCATAATACATAACCCCTGGTTCAACTAACCCCCCAGGCTTGCCTATGACTTGTCCACCCCCAGCTCTTTTCTCTATCGCCTGCACTTCTTTAACTATGCTGTCATTTTGAAGGTATTCTTCAAAAGTCATCTGGTCTTCATAATTTACTTTCCAATCAGCCCAAGTGCCACCATACTTAAATCCAATCCGTCCACCATCAGCTTTCAATTCTATTCCTAGTTCATCTGCTTTTTTAAAAATTAAATCTTTAACAAACCATTCTGGCATATCGACTCCGGCACCAAGGTATTTTTTCATTCTACCTACATAGTCATTAAAAACTGCTTGATTTCGTTCTTGCTGTGATAAGGGATTTGGTTTTGGTAGAATTACATCTCCACCATTTGAAAACTTTTGACGTCGCGTTAGATACGCCATCATCTGATCGTAATGATG